CGGACACCACGCTGAACATTATCCTTGTATGGGAATGGGTTTTTTAGGTAGTCAAAGATTTGGCTTGAGTTTAGATATGCCTGAGTAAAGTAGCTGTTAAAGAATGTTTCGAGTGTTTGCTCTAGAGCACCAGTAGTCTCTTCTCCTCCAGGATTTGCAACTACAACTGGCTTGCTTGTAAATACCTGTTCGCCATTATCCTCAAATGCCAGAACCTTTTTACGAGGTCGGATGGTAACTGGAATACCCATTTCCATAATCCTAGCCTTGTCATAGAATGGGACGGTAGAGCCATCTGAGATAGAGGTAGACTGTCTAAAAGTATAGTTAAAGGATATGCCTGCACCACTTACACGATATCCTAGGTCAAAGAGTCTTCCCTGTGGTGTTCCTGTCATTGACCACTCATAAATGTGGTGTAGAGCTTGTGGGTTGACTCTTGCATTGGCATCAACAAACTCTTTGATACGCTCAATGACTTCCTTACCTAGCTTGTCTAGTATCTGTGGCTTTGCGTTTTGGACTCCCTGCAAGAATCCCTCTGTATACTCTACAAACTTAGTCATATCCTTATAAAACTTTTTGTCGTCAAATGCTACCCTCATTAGATGTCCACCGCCTGATTCTCTGAACGGCGTAGAACAATCTTGTAGTATTCTACTTTTCCAAAAGGTCCAACGTATGGCTCTTGGCTTGCAACCTCAAAGATGGTTGACTTGTTTGCACGAACGCCAGATGTCTCCATATAAATTGGATTACAGTTTCTATCTTTAATGTTGCTAATTACAACGTTAGTGATAGAGTTCTTTCCATCTTCTGATGTTACTCGTAGGTCTTGCTTTGAACGACCAACTAAAACCTTTTCCTGTGTAATGTTCACATTTGGGGTAACTTCTTCTTTCATGGCAGAGCCTGGAGATGCAACAGATATAGCAATATTCCTATCATACATCCATTGCTTTTTTACGTTACCGTATGCACCCTGCTCAACTGTAGGGTAAAAGATTTCTGCAGAGAGCGGAAAAAGAAAGTCTCCTGTATTGCAATCTGCCATTATAACACTCCAGGTTTTGAAATCGCCTTTTTGTATTTGGAAAGAATCTTGTCTACAATTAGGTTTCCAGTTCCTTCAAATACACCCTTTTCAAACTGAATCTTAAACTGATCAGTGTTGTATGAAGAAACATAGTTCTTGTAATAATCCATTCTTCCACATGCAATATCGTCAACGAGTAGCTCTGCTGCTCTTACGATATCGGATGGTACTGTTGGATATCCGTGCTCATAGACAACACGGTAGTCCCAGTTCTTTGGGAATCCTAAATAGCTGTATCCAATGATACCGCTGTCAGATGAGGACGATGGCAATACAAGTCGTGCCTGCTCATCTCTATTGTTTGGGCCTTCAACAATTTCAACGATTGCTGTGCGGTCTCTAGAAAGTCCAAATGTTCTATCTGTAACAAGTTCGTTGTTCTCATATACGCTTGCTACCTTTACTACCTTATCCCAGACTGGAAGGAAGTCTGTTCCGCTTCCTGGAATTTCTGCAGTCTTCTTTTGGTAGTAGAATCCTTCTCTTACGATGGAGTCAATAATTGCACGTGCAAGCTCTTCATTCTTTCTGTACTCTGCAATATCTGAGGCAACCTCTGCATGCTCTGTAGCCAACACATATGGCCTTCTTACCTCGTAAGTGTCGTGGATAACTAGACTGTTATCACTTGTTTGAATTTCAACATAGTAGTCGTTATCAAATTTAGCACTAAGCTCTACTACGAACTCTTCCCCTGTTGCCCCAGAGAAAGATTGTGAGGATACAGAAAGATCCGCCATATCTGTAATATACGCAACAAAATCCTGTGTGGCATAGCCCTCAGGAATAGTTAGTGATGCTTCTACTACATCATACGGCGGAACTCTCAGTATCTCCATTTAGCTTAAAGCTCCTTGGCAACGTCTTTCGGATCTGCTGCCCTAATGTGCTCACGTGTTAGCCACTGCTCTGCCTGGTCTTTAGTTACAATGTTAAGTCCTACATTGACCCTACCGACTCCTGGCCATGACACGTTACGTGTTGAGTAAAGTGCAACAGTTTCTGGCTTAGGTGATGTATCACCCTTACGTGGTGCCTTCTTTGTTGTCTTTTTCTTTGTGCTAGTTCCAATGACACCGTCACTTACTGGTGCAAGTGCTGGCTCCTCAGAAGCAACTGGCTCTGGTGATGAAATGAGTCCATCTTCCTCAGCCTCTGGTGCTTCCTCTACAACAGGCTCTGCCTCTGGCATTACTGCTGCTTCTTCTACTGAACGCTCCCACTCGGTACCGTCCTGAACCAGGCCATCGCCGTCGCCATCTGTAGCATCTGGATTAAACTCGTCTGCCATGATTCCTCCTAAGATTCTTTATTATATTATAGCAGAATAAAAACCTAAAAAGGGCAGGAGCTGGAATAGCCCCTGCCCCTTTGGGTTTATATTGTTAGGATTTAGGCATCCGCAGCTGCGTCAGCATATGCGATTGCGTCCTCTTCCTCCCACTGAATACCGAAGCGGACGAAGACGGTGTACTCTACAGTATCCTTCTTTGCCTTGTACTCACGGTTTACAGTGATGTCACGCTGGAATCCCCATACACGGTTCTGTGGGAATGTTAGGTCAACGTAACCATCTGGGTAGTAAGGTACTTCCTGAACCTGAACACCAAGAACACGGGTAGTGCGTGCACCACCGAATGTCTGGTCGGTACCTGCTAGGTAACGATCACGTCCAGCCTCTGTACCAGCAGCACCTGGGTGAGATCCGAAGGCCTCAGCAATAGCGTCTGCTAGTGTACCATTGTTCTTGACAATACCCTGGAATGCGTCTGTACCTACGTAGAACTTAAGGTTGTTCTTAAGTGCACGGTACTTACGTGGCAGTGCCAGGATAACATTCTGCATAACCTCTGGGGTCCATGCGTTGTCAGTAACTGTGACTACGGACTCGTGGGCGTAGCCACCAGTCTTAGCCTTGTTTACGAAACCATCCATGATGGACAGGAAGTTTCCTGTTGCTCCATCACCATTAATGGCAAGGTCCTCGATGTCATTTGCAAAAGCATTTGTCATCAGTCGTACTAGGTGATCCTCTAGTGCTGCACCTTCAACGTTGTCCTCGAGGGCCTCAGCTGAGACCTCCCAGTCCAAGCGGATCTTCTTTGTAGTAAGCTCCACCTTGCTGAATGTCGCACCAGTGTTTGTGTAGTCACCATCAGCCTGTGCAGCTGCACGGATTACACGCTCACCTACATTGACCTTCTCAAGCTCCATTGTGTTAGCTCGCATAGTAACACGACGGCCATCCTTGGCGAGAACGGTAGCATCCCAAACGTAATCAATGAAACGTTGTGCCTGCTCTGGGCGTAGGATTCCGCTACCTGCATCACCAGAAGGGTTTACAGCATTTGCTCCAGTGGTTGTACCGAAGCTAGCGGTTGGAATGTTTCCGAGGGTGCTAGCACCTGGATCGGTTACACCTCCAACTCCACCAGATGCGAATGCACCCTCACCGTTATATAGACCTGAGTCTGCACCAGCGGCATCTGGATTGTTTTTGATAATCTCTTCCGACATTTTGTCACCTCCTAAGTGATTTGTTTCTTAACTAAATAAGTCGGCAGTTTTGAGGAAACGTCCGCCCCATATTGATTTTTCAACCTGTTCTGGTTGGTACTGCACGATCTCGCCTAGATCGCCAGATTTGCGGAAAGCGGTGTCTGTTTCTACAGCATCTACCCTCTTTCCAAACTCATCAAGACCACTCTTGGCTGCAGTGACTTCGTCCTTTACGGCTTTAATCTCTGCATTGGCTCCATCAAGTGACTTCTTTAGATCAGCAATTTGCTCGTTTAGAGACTTAACAACTGCTGAAAGATCGCTAAAGGCTGATGTAATTCCATCCTTCAGTTCGGAAACTGCTTCAGATACATCGTCTGACTTTGATACCTCTTCAGTTGTCTCAACAGATGCCTCAACGGAATCTGACTTCTCCTTGTCGTAGGACTTGTCGTCTTCTTCCTCTTCCATGTTGTCTGACTTCTCTTCGGTCTCGTCCATATCTTCGGACTTCTCCTCCATGTCATCTTCATCCATGTCATCTGTCTTGGCAACCTCTGCCTCGTCTGCCTTTGTGGCATCCTCAGCTACGGCAACTGCCTCTGGAGCGACCTCGTCTGATTTCTCTACTACAGCCTCATCAGCTGGAGTTGTGTTTTCTTCAGTCATAGGACTTACCTCCTTGTTCATCTTAGAAAGATCAATGCCTTTAGCACTATCAACTAAGAACTTTATCATTTCTGATTTCTCGTTGTCATTCTTTTCAACGAAACCTATATTCTTCATCGCATTTCCGTTAATCGGACTAGATGCGGAATCATCCTGAGTAATTAGAACCATTCCAGACTCTTCATCCCAAAAAACATTTTCAATCTCAACGTCTGCTACGTCACCCTTGACGACATCAACGCCGTCTACCTTTTCGATAGACATGATGTTTGCAAACTGATTGGCTGGTGTATCTACTAGCGATAGCTCTACTAGGTCATACTCCTTAATTACACGAATGGACTTATCCATCTTCTCGTCGTATGCGTCATCCCAGTCATTCATTCTTCCTCCAATAGAGAAACCAGAAAGGGTGCCATCCAGGACCTTTTCCCAAGTATCCTGTGCACCCTTTGAAACATATGCTGATACGTATACGCCAGAATAAAACTTCTTGGATTCTGGGTCAAAGTACTTATCCTCTTTAAATGCAATCATCTTGCCAACTGCAAGTGGCTGGTGCATTTCACGGATGTTTCCACGGAACTTAGCGAATGCTTTTAGAGATGCGTCCGTGGTTACAATATCATCTTGGCGGTCTACATTATCTAGGGTAGCAAAACCCGAAACGATGCGACGCTCTTTGTCAACTTTAGAAAAGGGCATCGACAGACGGAGATTGTCTCCCTCTGTTGTAAACTGCGATTTTGAAATAGTCATACTAGTTTATTATATACCCCTTTTGTGTAAAAGTTACAAAAATGTAATACAATTATAACACAATTTTAGTTAGAGGCATTTCCTTCCCCTTGGGCATTACGACCATTAATCGTAGCATCACCATCTGACTGATTATTTGCTCTTTCTGCATCTCTTTCACGATTACCTGCTAGGTTAGCTCGTGCATCAGTAGACTGTCTAGAAGACATTTCAAATACGTCATCTCCACCATTACGCTGTGGTAGGCCCAGGGCCTCTCTAGCTTCATTTGGTGTCATAACCTGAGTCTTAACATATCTTTCAAGAATCTGTGACTGTGCAATCTCATCTGTCAGGGTAAGCTCGTTGAACTTAAACTCGAAGATGTCTGTCTTCTCTCGAATAATCTTGTTGATCATCTTGCCAAGGTTGGTCTGTGCTGGTCTAGCTACCTGCTCCTTAAATGTCCGATCTTGAGCAAGTGCAGAAGCAATAGAAGAAGAGTCTGCACCACCAATCTTTGATAGAGGAACCTGATGTGCTACTAGAATGTCATCTCTATTACGAAGCCTGTATTCGTTAAACGATGCCTCTTGGACACCATTCTCAATTGGCTTCATATCGAACTCTACCTTGTTCATATCGTTATCGCCAGGTAGTGGGATGTAGAGTGTCCTGTGGTTCTGACCCTTCAGGTTAGTCTGTAGGAATCTGAACAGCTTGTCCTCTGCATCTGCAGATAGCTTTGCACCCTTTAGAGTAACGATATACCTTGGTGTTGCCTTGTTTCCAAAGTAGTCAATGTTATACTGTGATGCTAGCTGGTCGCCGTGTAGTGAGGAAACGGCAGACATAATATCTGGAACACCATAGAAAGTATTTAGTGGTGAATACTCCTTGTAGTGCAAAATCTCATTTGGTCTTGGGTCATTGGTTACTGGGTTCTGGTTCCTTGCCCCAAAGTTTCTAAAGTAGACAACCTTCTGTCCAATAATCTGAACATAGCCGTCACGAAGTCTGCGGGCACGCATTGTTGTAGCAGGGATGTGTCCTAGATAACCTATCTCGCCATTTGTTTTACGACCAATCTCTAGGTATCCATTTCCAGTAGCCTGCACATCTGTATAGAACTTCATTAGAATATGTGTAAGAGAGTCATCCTGGTTAAGGCCTTCTAGCCAGTCACGGACCTCAATCTTCATTCTTTCAATTCTACGCCTTGCTTTGTCTACAGCAGTCTCATTGGTATTTGACTCTAGCTGCATCATAGCTCGTCTAGAAATCTCAAAGTCGTAGCCTAGACCTACAATGTTTTCTACCTTTGCATCAATGGCTGCGTGGTTTGCAAATGAGGTGTCGTAGAAGTTAGCAAGCTCATAGAGATTCCATGGTGGGGTAATTACATCAAACATCCCGTACCCATTGTGATAGACAGCACCTGGGTTAATCTCCTTAGAACTAGCACCATCACCAGTTCTAATTGCACCAGCGTTTCTTAGGTAAGCGTCTGTTGGCTCTACGGCATTCTTGGCAATCCTTGTAGCCCTACGCTTAAAGTTTGCATCTAGACCGTTTAGTCCTTTGAGGTCATCCCAGGACTTGTTAAATGGGTCCTGTTGCTGAAACTTATCTACCTCTGGCTTTGTCTCTCCCAGCCTAGCTCCAACGATATATTCATTTGCTTCTGACATTAGCCTTCATCTCCATATGCGTTAAGTGTCTGTTTTGCAGCTATGAGGGCACCAACGTCATTCATGGAAGGAATTAGTCCTTGCTTCATTCTGTCCATCTGTTCGCTATGCTCTTCATCTGTAATTCTTGCTGATCCAGGGAAGAATATTGCCTCTCCTTCTGGCTCTCCATAATGCCTTGCAGCATCTTTAAGTTTCTGAATTTGGTTCTGGTCACCCTTGTTGGCAGGAACATTTAGAACATTTCCGTTACCATCGGTAAACCATTTTCCGTTTGATTTCTTCCAAACGTATACGCCCCAGGCGTAACCAGACTGTGGCATTAGTGTTAGCTTAGCTTTTCCTAGTGCTTCTGCGAATAAATCTTGCTTTTCTTTCTTATTACCCATGAACAATATTATACCACATTAAACTGGAGAAACAACACTTGAGTTCCAAACTGCACCAATATATGCTCGATACTTGTAATTATTAAACAATAAGCTGCTAGTATCAGAGACAATAAACTTGTTTGTTCCAATATAAGTCTTATATATGCCAGCTATGTCAATAAGATACTGAATAGTGGTTGGGATGTAAAGCACATTGGCCCATGTTATGACTGGGACGTGAGATAGGAAGTTCCCCCATGTAGCTGGGTTGATACCTTCGTCATCAAGAATGCTTTCTAGCTCTGCCCACGTTCTAAACTTTGTTGTAACACCAGTCTTATCTGGAGCAATCTTATAACTTGAAACTAAATCTACCCCAATATTACCAGAAATGTCTATAAATCCAGAAAAACTATCCATATTTAGAGGTTCTGCTATCTGAACACCTATCATATTCCACTCATTGCCAAGCAAGTATCCATTACGAACTAGATTCCCATTAATAAAGAGTGATACACCTGGTGCCTCTACTCCAGCCTCATTTTCAAAATAGAGCCTTCCTCTGGTCTGAGAGGATTCTTCGGCAACAACATATCCGATTATGGATTGGTCTCTTGAGGATATGGTCATTACCTTTTCTGGTGTTGTTGGGAATGACTGTTCGTGATACCTCATTAGCATCTGCACTCCACCAACTCTATATGTGGCAGATCTCTGTGGATTAATTGGGAAACGAATTGCTCTATCTGCTGAGGTATCCCCTACTAGCTGAATTCCTGTATCATCACAGATATATAGATATGGGCTGCTGTTTTTATAGATTTGAACTGGGTTTGGTGCTGAGTAGTCATAGTAAATACCCTTCTTTATGTAAGGGTAAATATCCTGACCTAGCTTAGTGTTAATTGGAGTCAGCGATGCTTCCTCTTGCACCTGAGAGGCTATTTGCAAAGAACTTATCCTAATGTTTCCGCTCTGCACTCCTGCAATATTCATATCAATATGTATAACTACTGCAATGTCATCAAAGCTTACATTCTTAGGTGGAAAGACAATAGAGCCATCCACAATCTCATACTTAGAAGTAGTCCATTCATCTCCTGGCTCTACAGACCTGCTTAGTGGTGCAGGATAGGAGTTGGCTATGTTTTCAGAAAGGACGTTGGCACCATCGGCAAGATACTGGAATGAAACGTATGTCTTTACAGATGCATTGCTTGTGTTGTAGCTATCTCCATCCTGAGCATAGACAGTTGGGCTGTCTAGATTTATCTGTAAGTAATCTAGTGCATACTCTGTATTGCCCTCAATATCTGAAACATTTTTGGCAAAGTATTTTAGTGGCAGGTAGTCTTGCCAAGCAGAGTCTACTGCAACATCTAGAATAAATGCTCCTAAGTATAGTTTAGGGAATAGGGTATATGTAGCTGTGTGGCCATATAGAGTGCTACTAATTAAGAATGAGTCTGGAAATCCACCATCTAAAAAGTCTGTGCTTGTAGTGTCGTAGTCTCCACCATAGATTCCCGATGGATCTGCTGCAAGGTAGTCCTCAAAAAGATTTTGAATATTTACAGATGTTCCGTCATCAGTAAAGAACTCGCTAACCTTTCTAAGGTTTCTTGCTGTAGAGAGCCCAACCTTATATATCCTACCAGTAAAAGTATTATTGTATCCTGGCTTGCCTCCAACATACATCCTTAGTCTACTCTTGGCACCGAAGAAGGAAGATATGTTTGAGCCGTATGTTTCTGCAAACCTATCTATGTCAATTCCAGCTGCAGCACTAATACCCACAATGTGCTGGTCTTCCTTAGTCACAGTGGTTATTTCTGAGTTGTATGATAGCTGGTAGATAAGCTGTGAGTCGCTAACAGAAACTTCGAAGTAGTTTCCAGTCACTTTGTCCTCAATTAAGAATAGTGTTTGCTGGCTAGTTGAGTCTGACCTAAAAACAATGTAGGCAGCCTTAAGATCTTTTTGCAGCAGGTCAATGCTGTTAAATAGAAGGTAGCCTCCAGGGTCTGTCTCATCGTCAAGCCCAAAGCTAAAGTATGGCCTGTTCTCTGTATTTGCAACTCTGCAAGCCTCTAGCCAGCCTGACTCATTTGAGTTTTTAAGAAATACAGATGGAAGCTCGTAATCTGGTGCACTAATACTGTCAGAAGTAGTGGATATATTCTCTGATATTCCCTGATTCCATAATCCAAGATCTGGGTATAAGTAGTTGTTTGCATACTCGGAATTACGATAGTCAATGATAGCTGCTGAGCCCGATATGGAGCTGTTGCTATTTTCTGGATACTCCACACCTTGACCGTAGATAAATCTACGCTTTGCCACAACAGATGGCACAGAGTAAGAGTATAGGGCTGGAGACTCTATATCGAAGTAAAG